ACAACAAATGGACGACGAAAATTTTCAGGATCTGCAATATTTTTTATCTCTTTTTCTTCTTCCATAAAATCACTCCCTCGATTTCCAAAATTTTGTTAATGAATCCCATTCACCAAGATCGAACCAGCTTCCATTTACGATAATGGATTGCATACGATCTTGCTTTAAATATATTTTCAAAAGATCTGTTATTTCTAGCTCATTTCTAGCACTAGGCTTTAGAGACTCAACCACTTGAAAAACATCTGATGGAAAATAATAAAGACCAGTCAATATTTTTGAATGAGCAGGATTTTCAGGCTTTTCAATAATATCTAATTTTCCATCGAAATTAACAATTTGACCAAACGATTTAGCTTTCTGGATATCTTTAATATCATATTCAAATGCAGAGGCATGTCCTTCTTTTAATTCAGGAACATGAAAATCACCAAAATAATTATCACCAAGTATAAGCATTACACCGTCTAAAATATACTTATGAGACACTCTCTTTAAGACATCAGCAATTCCAGATGGCTTTGGTTGAAATGCATATTCAACTCTTTTAAATCCATATCTCTCTCCATCAGCAACATAATCCACTATCTGGCTTGCATGGCTAGAACCAGTTACTACAACTATTTCATCAAATAAATTATTTCTCATAAATCTAAGAGGATAATCGATCATCAGTGTTTCTTTATCGCAAGGTATTAAATGTTTATTTAAAAAACGAGTTAATGGAGAAAGACGAGAACCACTTCCTCCAGCCGCCACAATCCCAAGCATAATTCAACCCCCAACTATCCAATTAATTGGAAAACAAAATTATTACATAGGAATTATTTTTAATAATCAAGCAATAAAATTAGGTAACGCCCTATCCTTGGGCGAAATAATTAAATCATCCATGCGTTTAGACCAAGGCCATTCAAAATATTCATCTAACGGATTTATCCCACATTCATCATCTTTCATATAATCTTCAGTACATTTATAAGAAAAAATAGTGTCTTCTAAGGCCCAAAACCCATGAGCCATTCCCTCTGGAATATAAATAGCTCTATTTGGATCATTCAACAAAAACCACTCTGACTTACCGTATGTTTTAGATTCTGACCGAATATCAATAACAACATCGATCACTTTACCACTTAAAACCCTAACTAATTTACCCTGTGGTCTAGCTTTTTGAAAATGCATTCCTCTTACAACATTCTTCTTTGACCAAGATATATTATCTTGAGTAAATAATTTCATATTTGTATCTGAATAATATCTTCTATATTCATCAGAAAAAGACTTTATTTGATATGATTGAAGAAACGCCCCTCGCTCATCACTATGAATTTTATCAGTATAAATAACACACCCAATTTCAGTTTTTTGAAACTTATTTGGGAAAAACTCATAGTAATGAACAGGGCAGACTTGCAACATTAAACCCCTCAAATGCTGAAAGTGAAAGACAAACTTGTCCTATTTAAACAAGTTTGTCTTCATTATTTTTAAATATAAGCTATGTGTTATTGAGATTTTTGAATATCTCTTTTTGCCTGACGCATGATTCTTTTTGAACCAAATCTTTGAAGCTTTCTTGCCTCTTTTCCAACCAAACCTCTTGATTGATACATCTTTCTAATTGCAGCAAGAAGAGCATTTTTAGCATCGGTAGGCTTCTTAAATTTCTTGATTTTACCTTGTGACTCTAATTCACTCACAATCAATAGAAGTCCATCCATCAACTGTTCCACAGTATCATCATCTAAATGATGAAAGAAATCCATTTCATCGCCTACTGAATCATCAGATTCATTTAATGAATCTATATTTCTACGAAGTTTAGTTATAACATCCTTACCTTCTTGAATTATTTTTTTTGAACTCATTACATCCTCACTTTTTAGTTTTAGTTTACCAACAACTAATCCAAGTTCACTAATAAAATCTGGATCATAATCAAATACCTCAATTTCATCTTCTGGATTTTCTTTAATGTTATTATCATCTTTCCATGTTCTCTGAATCAAATCCTTCATAATTCCACCAGCAACATTATATGTATCTATAATCTTAGCTTTCTTTAAATAATCTATAGCATCGTTTGATTCTTTCTTCGAATTACCTAATGAAAATTCAACCATATCCCTAGTTGCAGGGAATCCAATGGTCTGTGCAAACATTAAAAATGAAGATAATAAATTTGGAACTAAAAATATATTTTCAGCTTTATGTGATTTTAAATAATCCATAATCTTTTCTCGATCTTTTTGAGAAAGATTTTTTGAATTTTTAACATTCTTTAACTCTTTATTAAAAAGAGATAAATTATCTATTTCCATAACTTTCCAATCTACTTAAAGCGTTTATCAAATAACCTTTAGCTTTTCTTAAAAGCTTTTCAGCTTTTTGTTTCTGGCTTTCGACAGTTCCTTTTGGCCTTCCTGCCTTCTTCTTTAAAATACCTGACTCATATAGAATTTCATTCTCATCAAAGAATGCTTCTTCAATCTTATCTGTCTCTTCTTCTATTAATTTGTCTAAAATTAATCCCCACTCAGTCATACTGATCCTATTAATTTTCTATCAGGATTAAATGATGATAAATACACGACATCAGCAATATATTGAGTCCAAGTATCTTGATCATTAATCCATCCATCTTTCTCTACGTTTCTAACCTCAAAAGAAAATCTATTTCCTTTTCTGAAAAATTCAAAAACATCTCCAACATTTACATGCTCAAGTTCTTCTTTATCTTTTGGAACCTTCGCTCTCTCAAGAATTAACCTTGAAACGTAAACTCTTCCTTCTTTTATGTATTGTAATCCTTCATCTGTAGAATCAAATGTTGTCGTTGGTCGCTCAAAGTAAGCAATAATTTTGTATGGTTTATAGTGCTTTGTATTTGGAATTGGCTCGCCATAAAGACAATCAACAGAACCGCTAACAGAGCTTACATTTCCAAAATATTTTTGCCACTTCCATAGATAAACATCTTCAGCTCCAGCAAGAACGTAAACTTCGGAATTGATTTTATCAAAAAGAATTTTTTCTCGCTTACTTAACAGCGTTCCCATGATAAAATCCCTCTAATTACTTCTTCATAGAAAGATGAATTCTAGATGCCTCTTCACACATCTCATACATACATTTCTTGGCATCAAGAAGCTTACTTTTAACTTCTTCCATTTTATCATGATGATGACTTATCTTCTCATGAATTCCAGTTGGAACATCTTGATGCATTTCTTTCATCTTACCTTGCGCCCATTCAGATAAATGATGAGCACGATGAATTGCGCGATGCGCGTCATCCATGTGCTTCTTTAAAACCTGCATCGATTTTAGAGGATGCTTTACAGCCTCCTCTATTTTTTCAGATTTTGGATTTTTTTTTTCCTCAGAAAGCTTTCGAGCTTCTTTTCGAGCACTCTCAAGTTTCATTCGTTTTTGCATAGCTTTCTGATGAGCTTCTTTTATTTTTTGAACTCGTTCAGCCATCAACTTTGGAGTCTTCTCTGGAGAATCTGGCTTTACTTTAGATGCCGCAACATCAGACTCTTTATCTGTTCCACCAATCTGTCCACCTTTACCTTGCATTGGTTCTGGCTTTTTCTCAGGAGAGTCAGGCTTAATATCAGCGTTTGTTGCTGCAACTTCCTTACGATCTTTATCACCTTCTTCGCCATGAGGCTTTTCAAGAGCATCAACACCTACATGCTTCAACTCTGCTTCGCCCATTTGCTTAGGTTTATCATCTGGCTCGCCAGGTTTTACAACAGATTGTGGAGTATCCTTCTCTTGAGACTGATCTCCTTTAGCTCCAACACCCTTCATGGCATCTGGCTTTTTCTCTGGATCATCTGGAAGAACCACTTTATCACTAAGTTCTTTTTCATCGAAATCTTTACCAACTTCTGTTTTTGGCTTTTCGATAGCGTCTAAGCCAACATGACTAAATTCTTCCATGATTGGCAATCCCCATCCATCAACATCTTCCGCAACAACCTTTCGAGGAATTGATGTAACTTTGATTGGATCTTCAAATAAAGCATCGATTGACTCTGTTTTAACTTCCTTGTTCATTTCTTGTGCCCTTTCCACGGCTTTTAGTTCTTCTGCATCCACAGGACGCTCTGGAGCACCAATTGCCGCCTTACTAATTTTGTTTAAATCTATAAACCAACGAAGATTCACATCTGCATTTTCATAATCTTGATCAACAAGAGTTACAGAACATACAATGCGTGGATCTTTTTTTGACGTTAACACAATACCACTATTCAGAGTTCCTTGTGCATCACGAACATGATCTTTCTTTTTAAGATCATCAATTGATCCCATCTCTTCTAATTGTATGAGACAGTCAAGTAATGCATCAAGAGTGATTCCATATTGTTCTTGATCAAGAGGATCAAGACTCCATACAAAACCATCTCTAGTAAACATATAACCAGCTTCTGTTACAAACTTCGCTCTACCTGTTGCACAAAGCCTTCCTTGAATTTTTTCCTGATCATTTACTTCCATGTTTTGTCTCCAAGTATAATTCTAACCTTTGTTTTACCAATCCCACAAGATAGTGTTTTTCAATCAAATAACCTTCACACAATATTTCTTCCAACTTGAATTCTTTCTTGTCCCATAATGAAATCATAAACACTTTAGAGCCTTTTACCAAGTAAGTTCTTATTGAATATTCAATCTTACCAATCTTAACACTATAGTTGATACCCATAACTTCTTTTTCATCGTACTTATTTGGTGAAGTGACCTTAAAACCTTTGAAAGATAGTTTAACTATCTCATCGATCATCTTAAATATTTTTTCTTTAGACATTTCCTTATCAGTTGATGGCGTGACAGCTCGCATAATTGTTTTATATATACCATCAAGTAAACTCATCTCCACTAATAGATCCTTGCGTATATTGTGTGTATCTTCTTTTTTATCAAGACCTAATTCATTTGCTGATGCGTCTTTAATTTCTTTTGCATTTTTCTTTTTAACAGCTTTCACATAAGGTTTTTCTGGCTCTTTAAATCCCCAATTAGTAAAAAGATAATCCATATCAGGATCTGGAACTTGTGGAGTCGGTCTCTCATCAAGTTCATTGATAATATCTTTTGGCTTTTCCTCTACTGGAAGAGGTTTTAATCCTAATAATTTTTCTAATTCATCCATGAATACCTCTCTAACCTACTAGCACATCGTCTGGTCCTTGCGATGCAAAAATCTCTTTCTCCAATTGTTCCATTTCCAATTTTGCTTCTTCTAAAAGAGATTTTCCATCAAGAGTAACAACTCCACCAGCGGAAGGCATTGAATCATATTTTGATCTGATTCTTCCAATAATTTCCTTACATTTTGCTAGTAAATAACGATAGTAAATATCTGCATCCCACCCATCTAAAACTGCTGGATCGAATTCACCAAGTTTACATTTTACTATTGCAATATTATTTATATTCCCAGATCTAACAATAAGATTTAATATCTTTGTTTGTTGATCAAACATCCAATCTGGCTCTACAGAAAATACCCTTTTTCTTTCTTCGTTATACTGAAGCAATTGAGCAAATCCAGAATAACTTGCAGTATTAGCAGTAATGTTTCCAATTGATTGGGGACCATATGGAATAATATCAAAAAACCCTAAAGAAAAAAATGCAGCCACATCAGATGGAATATTAAAAATAACATCCAAAACATTAATAACATCAGATTTCATTTTATATTCTACAACATTTGGAATAATAGAAATCGGTCGATAAACAATAAAACCTTTCTTTGATCCGAACCATGACTTAGTTCTTTTAAAAGCAACATCAAATTGTTCATCAGTTAATTCCACAGTCACAGTTGCGGCATCTACAGGAAGAGATGATGGATCAGCAGATCCACCCATCTCAGCAAAAATCATACTTTTCATTTGAGATTTAGAATAACTCATTTTTCCTCATCTTCTTCAGACTCTTCTTCTTCAGGCTCCTCTTCTTCTTCAGGCTCTTCTTCAGGCTCTTCTTCTGGTTCTTCTTCTTCAGGCTCTTCTTCAAAAGAATCATCATCAGGAGTTTCTTCTGAGTCATCAAGACCTAATAAATCATCAACTTTTCCATCAATATAGTCTGATAACTCCATAAATTCTTCAAACTTATCACTAGCTTCATCATCAAGAATTTCATCAACATTTCCATCATTGATTTGATCAATAATATTTTTAGCAAGCACCAATCCTTCCATCGCAACATCTAATGCTAAAATAAGCTCTTCTTTTGGAGAAGTTTCAGATTGGTTTTGAATTGCAGGTAATTCAGTGTCTTCAGGTTCAGTCTTCTCTTCTTGATTTTCAGGTTCCACCTGTACTTCAGGATTTTCAACAGGCGCATCAGTAACAAAACGCTCTTCAAGAGATGCAATCTCTTTCTTTAAATCTTCAATCATATTAAACCCCCATACTTCTAGTACATCACAAATAATGTCAGATTTCTATAGAGTTACAAAGGATAAAATATAACCATATGATTATATATAATGCATTCTACTGTTTTGATAAATTTAAATCTAATTTAATTTGGTTTTTGCATAAAAAAATATTTTTTATTCAAAATTCATTATGATAGAGAATAATTTCTGCTTTATATAAAGCCCTCATAAAGAAAAGTGAAAAAATTAAGGGGGCTATTAACCCCCTCAATTCAATATCATTGTAAGTTATTGATATTAATTAGAAACTTGGTATTACTTGTCCAAATGTACCAGGAGTAATTCCAGCAACATTCGATACATTAAGAATTGAAAAAAATTCTCCGCGGGCAAAACATTTCGCGTAACGTGTACGAAGACCTTTTCTCATTACGAAATCCGCTGGATCAAGGAACGTAGCACTCGACTGAAGCGGAATGTACGGAGCAAACACATATCCAGCATCAATGAACGAGTTACCTTTGTAACCCAAGATCATTTTCGATGCAGTTAGATATGGATCTTTGTAACAAGTCCAACGCTGTTGCAATGTTCCGAACTTCATAACTCCCCATTGTTGTGGAGATTCTGCTGCTGCAAGAGCATCAGTATTTCCTGCGAACACTGGTCGGAAGAAACCGTCAAGTCCTAGTTGCTCAACATAAGCTGCAAGGTCATAAGACATTACTGCAAAGTTAGCTGGACCACGAAGAGTGTTCTTTCCGATTTGATTCGAAAGAAGAGTCATCTGAGTCAACATCTGAACGATATAATCACGCTGCTTCATTCCTGAAGGAATTGCGCCCAAATCGAAAGATGCTGTACCGCCAGTTGCACCAGCCTTAAGGTCCTCGATAATCTCACGGTCAATTTCTAGAGCAAGCTCTGATCCCATTCCTGAAACCAATTCTTGTTCTGCATCAACACCGTGAAGAGCCTTAAGGTCATCAGATGCCTCAGAACTCCACAAAGCCTTTAGTTTACGAGACTTCGCAGTTACTGAAACAAGAGTGATGTCCATGTTTACTTGAGGAACTTGAGAGTTGCCTTCCATGTTGTACTGGTAAGTGCTTGTAGCAGTTTGACCAGAACCAGGAGAGCCAGCAAGAGTCAATGCAACTGCACCAGTAGTGTAGTTGATTGTACCAGAAGTAAGACCAGGACCAGAAAGAGCACCAGAACCATTATCAACAAAAGGACCAACACCAGATACTGATGTTGCAATACTTACTGTTGATGCACGAACTGGAGTAAAACCAAGAGTGAAAGATTGTGATGTTGAGGCAGCAAGTGATACAGCTTCACCATCTACCAACTCAGAAGAGTAGTATTTGTTGAAGTCTTTAACTAGCTTGTTACCAGCAGTAACTGATCCTTTTGTAGTTCCATACTTCAATTCGAAGTAAAAGATGGCTCCAACAGGAGAAGTCATTGGTTGTACTGACACAATCTCAGGCGCGATCAATGCTGGCCACACTCGGCGAAGCAATGGGAATGTGTACTTAACAAATGGAGCTGTGTTGGCAGAAGTTGTATTCTCACCAATCATATGTCGCTCTTTAAAAGAACGAAGCTCATTCAATTGATTCTCATACAAACAAGCCATTACATACTTGTTGTAATCGCCCTTAACAGTCGCAGGAATATGCTTATTCCAACGCTCGATAAGTGCTTTACGTTGTGGACTTTTTAAGAAACCTTCTGAAGAAATCTCTGTCTTCATCTCATTCAATTGTCTTTGTTCCATTTTTCCCTCTCCTTGGGTTAAATTATTTTTAAAAACCACTCGTTACTTCTGCAATCTCACTGTCAACACCTTCTTCGAT